TGAAGTTGAAACTTGTGAAGCTGACGATATCATTGCTATATTGGCCATGAAATATTCTTCTACACAAAAAGTTATGATTTTGTCTAGTGATAAGGATTTTGCTCAATTGCAGAGGTACCCTAATGTCGAACAGTACTCACCAATTTTAAAAAAATACATTAAAGAACCTTTTCCCCTACTTCAACTTAAACAATTAATTATTCGAGGAGATAAGGGTGATGGTATTCCTAATATTCTTAGTCGGGATGATTGCTTTGTTACTGCGACTCGTCAGAAACCGATAACTGAAGCCAAGATTATTGGATGGATGAATCAAGAACCAAAAGATTTTTGTAATGATGAAATGCTTCGTAATTTTTCTCGTAATGAAACTTTGATCGACCTCACTAAAATTCCGGAGAAATTGACTGTCCAAATACTAGATACATATGATAGTGTAGAGACACATTCTAAATCAGAATTTATGAATTACATGATTGCTAATCGACTTAAAAACTTAATTGAAATATTGGATGACTTTTAATGAGCGCAGAAAAATTATATTCCGAAATTATTGAGGAATTTGAAAAAAAAGATAATAAGACAGATAGGATTGCGATATTGAAAAAATACGATAGTCCAAAATGGCGAGAGTTTTTGCAATACGCAATGGATCCAAATATTAAATTTGATGTGCCTATTCCAAAATATCGGCCTGCTGAAGAACCCGCAGGATTAAATTTTACTTATTTGGATAGTGAAGTTCCCAAAATGTATCGTTTTATTGCTGGTCATCCAAAGAGACCCACTGGTTTAAATCCACAAAAACAACAATCATTGCTTGTTGTGATTTTAGAATCATTACACAAGGATGAAGCAGAGTTGTTAGTCAATGTACTTCAGAAAAAATTTAAGGTCAACAATTTAACCATTAAGTTGGTAAAAGAAGCTTATCCCGGAATGTAATTATGAGAGTTGCAGTTGTGACGCCGACAATCGGCTCATTGCATCTTCAAAAATGTATAGAATCTGTTGATAATCAGTCCTATAAGGATTTAGTCCATTACATTTTTATTGATGGTTATGATTATCGAAGCAAAGTTTTTGACACCTGCGAAGGCTCAACAAAAACAAAATTCGTTATTTTAGAAGACAATGTTGGCCAAGGTTGGTATGGTCATCGTGTTTATGCCGCTTGTTCTTTTTTGGTTAATGCGGATATCATATGTTACCTTGATGAGGATAACTTTTTTGAATCGTGCCATGTCGAAAGATTGGTTTCAAAGATCCAATTAGGAAATGATTGGGCTTATTCATTACGCAAAATTTATGATAAAGAAGGAAATTTCATTTGTGAAGACAATTGTGAATCGCTTGGTAAATGGCCTGTATATTTTAATGATGAAGTATTCCATATTGATACCTCAAGCTTTGCTATTAGGCGTGATGTTGCTGTTAGGATTGGTCATGCTTGGTACGGCCAATGGGGCGCAGACAGGCAGTTTTTCTACAACCTAAAACAACGATATCCAAATTTTACTTGTAGTAATGCACACACTTTAGGTTATCGCTTGGATGGTAATCCAAATTCTGTGAATAAAGATTTCTTTGATGAAGGGAATCGAATACAACATGAAAAATACAATGGTCAATTTCCATGGAAGTCAAGTTCTACATTCACTATTACAGAACCCATCTCACTTGGACCTGGAATCCAACTCATCTAACAAAATGAAAACTGCATTGATTACTGGTGCGTCCGGTTATCTTGGCTCCCATCTGGCTAAGACATTGAAAAAATCAGGATGGAAGGTGGTTGGTTTAGATTTAAAACCTTCAACAAATACTTACCTTGATTTAATGCACATTTGTGATATTAGAAATAGAGAAGAAGTATATAAGTTTTTTGACCGTATTCATATTGATACGGTCTTTCACCTTGCCGGTAGAATTGAAGTTGGTGAATCTGTAAAGTTTCCACAAGTTTTTTTTGATAACAATACCACCGGTACAAATAATCTGTTGTGGGTTATGCAACATTTTGGTGTAAAAAACATTATCTATTCCTCTACCGCAGGTGTTTACAAATCCAAAGAATCTCCTTTACATGAGTGTGATGATGTAGAACCAATGAATAATCCTTATGCCGCAAGCAAATATGCGGCGGAACTTGCAATTCGCCATTCTGGTTTAAATTATGTTATTTTCAGATATTTTAATTTAGCAGGAGCGGATCCAGATGGCGAACTAGGTGAGTGTCATGATCCAGAGACACACTTGATTCCCAGAATCTTGCAAAATCTAAATAATTTTACAATTTATGGTGGAGACTACGATACGCCAGATGGAACCTGTATTCGTGACTATGTTCATGTGACCGATGTTGCGGAAGCACACCTACTGGCATCAGATTACCTATTAAAAGAAAACCAAAGTAGAATTTTCAATTTAGGAACAGGCACCGGGTATTCGGTAAAAAATATATTGGATTTAATTGGCAAAATTACCGATGAGAAGATTACCTATGTTTATTCGGAAAGACGTGCCGGGGACCCACCTTTTTTAGTTGCCGATATCAATTTCGCCAAAGAAGTATTGACTTACCGACCGAAACATGATATAGTATCCATTCTTAACACAGCACATTCTTGGCAATTAAAACAAAATGGTAAATAAAAAAGACTTTGATTTCATTCCCGCTGAAGACCGCATCGATGCAGGCCTTTTAGAAAATCACATTCATTTTCTTTATGGAGAAATAGACGAACTCAATACGATGGACGCTATCTCCTGGATAACATATGAAAACTTAAAAGAAGATGATTCTATACTTACTTTGTATATTAATTCCGATGGCGGTGCCTTACAAGATGCATTTGCTTTGATTGATGTTATGCGAAAGTCCAAGAAAAAGATTAGAACGATTGGTATTGGTTCTGTTTGTTCTTCCGCTTTTTTAATTTTTTCTTCTGGAACAAAAGGAGAAAGGTTCATTAGTCCAAATGCTTCTGCTATGTGTCATCAATATTCTTCCGAGTCCACAGGAAAGTATCATGATATTAGAGCAACCGCAAAAGAGTTTGATTTGTTGAACAAACGAATGGTTGACTTGTTGAAAGGAAACACATCATTAAGTTCCACAACAATTAAAAGAAAACTTTTGCCGCCAAGTGACGCCTACTTTACGGCAGATGAACTAATCGAACTAGGCGTAGCGGACCATATTTTTTAAGGAGGTTTTAAAAACCAGCCATGTTAACCGGTGGAAATAAGTATCAAAAAATTCAACGCAAAAAACCTAAGCGTCTTGAATATGAATCTTTAAACGATTCGCAATCAAAAAAAGATAAAACCAAACATCACGACCGTTCTTATTATAGGTTGCTGAAACAGGAAAAGGATTATGGGATCTTATAGACAACTCCTGAGAAAACAAATAACTGAACTTGAAGACCGCATTAGGCAAGATCAAGATAATAAAGAAATTCTGGAAAAAGAATTGAATAAATTAAAAATTGCCGAATGGGAAGAAGAAGCATCAGAATATACCGACCAACAATTATTAAAAGGTTAGTAGTCACTAACATATTGTTGTAAATTTACAACAAATCAGTTGACAATTAAAAATACCTATGTTATACTGCTAGGTATGGAAATTGTTAGAGAAATCACACAATGGGATGTCAAATATCGACAACCAAATCACACCTATTTGCTCAATAAAAAGGGGCAAATTGTCGCATATGCTAAATGGCACGGAGAAGAAATTAATATTTTGAAATCCCGTGTTAATTTGGATAAAAGATTCCGAAAATTCGAAAAAACAAATCATTCTGGATTAGCTAAACTAATCCCAGAATTTAAAACCGAAGATAATATTGAGTTTAAAAAAGATATTAATATTCGAATCTTTAAAATAAAATCAAAACATAATAATAATGAATATATTGTAGAATATAATACAATATCCAAAATAACCAATTGTTCTTGTATTGGTTATTCTTATCGTGCAAAATGCAAACATTCTGATTATGTTGCAAAAAAACAACAACTTGCCCTGGCTAGTTGACAATTCGGCAATTAAGTGGTATAATTAAAGTATTGAAAGTCGAAAAGGAATTGAAATGACCGAATTTGAATCTAAGTGCTACGGGATGAGCCAAGAAGACATCCGCAAAGAATATATGAATTCTTTGACCGCTCGCCTGAGTGGTTTGGAAATGGTTGTGATGAGCATTTTGTCTGATGCACAGGAACTGATGGCGATGGCACAAGTCGAAGCCGCCCGTAAGCAAATGAACATTGCAAAATTCATCCTCTCTGAAATGATGGATTCTAAGGAAACTGTATGAAAGTAATAGTGAATGAAGACCGGGGTTGGTCCTGGACTGGCGAGCAACTCTGGACTGAAAAAGGTTACGGCTCGATGGTTTGGTGTGTTATTCGTCCCGATGAATGGAGTGTTCATGTTCGCCGTGGATCTGGTAATAGAGAATATTCTGAAAATCTGATTAGTGTTTTAAGTGAAAATGTGGAGAAAGCGTAAATGAGAAATTTGCAAGTTTATATTCCAACCGATGGTTCTGGTTTTTGGTCATCGGTTGCAAAAGAAGTTTTTGTGACCCAAATGGGTGTTTCTTATCTGAATGATGAAGGTGATTTTGGCGAGCTTCGTGTTTATTTTGACACCGATACCTGGAATGTCAATGAGGATGGTTTAATTTATACCGACAAATTGTTTTTGGAAACACTAAAATCTTATATGGTCGATATGGGTTATGATGGATCGGATGTATCATACTCTGAGCAAGGAATGCAAGGTGATAGTTATGTCAGCTTTGATGTTGGTCCTCTTTTTATCAATTCGTTTATGGTGTCAGTATGAAAATTAATTCTCTCACAATCTTAAAAGTGGCAAGTGAAATTAATTCTCTGCCTATAAAGGATTTGCAATTACTTTCGGAATTGTTAGATAGTGATAAAGCTGATGCTTTTGCTACATTTATTTCATTTACATTACAAGACCGAGAACTTTGCTCAGAAGAGCAGGAGGTTGTATGATACGGGCGATATTAGGTTTTTTTATGGTTTATGGCGCTGTTGGTGGCATGGAACAATTTAATGATGACAATACCCTAATGATTCAGGCTGGCATAGCTGCATTAGGATTAATGTTGATGTATTTCGGTTTCAAAAAAATGGCAAACCAATGATTATTCACCCACATTTCAAAAAAAGTAAAAAAAGAAAACCAAATGCCAAGCAGCGTGAGCTTCAGGCATCTTGGGAAGAATTATTGAAACGATATGAACCTCAAAAACCCGTCAAAGTGAATCCGGATGTAAAAGCATATTCTCCGCCAAAATCGTATGTGCGTGAGACACCAAAATACCCTAGTTTAGATACTGGCCTAGGTTCCTGTACAAAACCAATTCATGGTAAAGTTTATACTGGCACCGCTATGAAGGGTATCGGCACTTTGCACAAATCAAATGCTGTACCAATTTTTAGCGAGGAAGAAGCTCGAGATCAGGCTTCCATGCGCCGGTAGTATGTAAGTACTCACTAACTTATATGTTGTTTTAATGCAACAATACTGCTTGACAATTTGGCAACCTTATGATACAATAACCATATTGACGATTGAAAAGGAATTGATTGTGAAATTATTGACCTCTCCTGTTGCAAATCCTAAGATTGCTAAGGGTTTGGCTGCAAATTATGCCACCTATATTCTGCATTTGGCACCTGCCAATTTGTCTGGTTATGAAACCTGTCCTAAGCGAACCGCAGGCTGTACTGCTGCTTGCTTGAATACTGCTGGTCGTGGTGGTATGTTTAAAAAAGGTGAGACAACTAATATTATTCAACAAGCACGAATTCGCAAAACCAAAATGTTTTTCGAGAATCGTATTGAATTTTTTGCTCAGTTAGTAAAAGATATTGAATTGGGCATCAAGCAGTCTGCTAAGAAAAATCTGATTCCGGTTTTTCGTTTGAATGGTACAAGCGACCTTTCATTTGAAAAGTATGAGGTGGTTCGGAGTGGTAAATTATTTCGTAATATATTTGCTGCATTTCCCGAGGTGCAATTTTATGATTATACCAAGGTACTCGGTCGTAAAGTGAACACCATTCCGAACTACCACCTTACATTTTCTGCCGCTGATGGTAATGATTCTGATGTAACAAAAGCAATTGCACAAGGTTACAATATTGCTACGGTTTTCGGTATTAAGAAAACACTATCGATGCCTGAAACCTATATGGGTCTGCCAGTTTTTAATGGTGATGAAAGTGACTTGCGTTTTCTCGATCCCAAAGGTGTTGTGGTTGGTTTGTATGCCAAAGGTAAAGCGAAAAAAGATACCTCTGGTTTTGTGAAGTTTCCTACTTTTGTGATGAAAGCTGCTTAAAATGGCGTATTTTACACCGCAAGGTTTTGCTAAAGTTAATGATGAATGGGAAAGAGTTTCTATGAAAAAATATGATGAACGACATGGTGGTCCATTTGACCGTGGTTCTGCTGACAGTTACTATAATCGTCCTCGGTCACCGCATTACTATGTTGGTAATACCTACTCAACCGAGTGTGTGGCGGGTATGCACCTGACCAAAGAAGATATAGAAGCTTATAATGCCGGTTATGATTATAATGAACAATTTGGTGATAAGAAAGATTGGGGTTGATATGTTGATTGATTTTTCTGATGAAGAATTAGATTTGATTTATGATGCTTTGAGTGAAGTGCGTGTTTCCTCGGATGATGAGGATGAATTAATTACAATTGAAACTATTTTTGATAAAATTATTGAGGCAAGTAAAAATGACAATTCGTGAAAAACCCAAAAAATTTAAACCGCAAATTGATTTGAGCGGCCCTCAAGGCAATGCTTTTTATTTGCTCGGTGTTGTAAAACAAACTTTTCGAAGGTCGGGTGCATCCGAATTGGGTGATCAGATTGTTGAGGAAATGATGAAAGGTGATTACGATCATTTGCTGAAAACTTTTGATCTGTATCTTGGTGAACATTTTGATATTGTGAGGTAATATGGGAACTCGTAGTTTGACTTTTGTGTATGAAGGTAATGTTGGTTCAGAACCAATTATGAATATGTACCGTCAATATGATGGTTATGTTTCTGGCCATGGTCGTGAGTTGGCAGAATTTTTGGCGTCAATTAAGCTCGTTAACGGTTTCGGTCTTGATGACCATGAACTTGGTCAAATTGCCAATGGTATGGGTTGTCTTTCTGCTCAACTAATTGTATTTTTTAAGAAATCTGTTGGTGGATTTTATATCCATCCTGTAACATCTACTGATTGCCATCAGGATTATGAATATCATGTTTATCAAAATCGTGTGATTGTGAAAGATCCGTGCGAAGTGATTTTTGATGGTTCATGGGAAGAATTTTATGATTTTTGTTATGATTCGGAGTTGGC